GCATCACCTGTCTGCAGATACCACAGGGATAGGCATATTCCACGGGATCCTCTCCTACGGTTCCACCGGCAATGGCGATAGCGGTAAACGTCCGCTCTCCTTCACTGACAGCCTTGAAAAAGGCAGTGCGCTCCGCACAGTTGGTGGCTCCGTAGGAAGCATTTTCAATATTGCCGCCCAGATATCTGTGTCCGTCCACAGCAAGCAGTGCTGCTCCCACTGTATAGCCGGAATAAGGAGCATAAGCCAGCTTTCTGGCTTCTAATGCCAGTCTCACCAGTTCTGTTTCTTCTGTCTCTGAGATCAAGTTCATCCTTATCTCCTTTTGCCTGTCTATACAAATCTCTTCACGGATTCCGTTACCAGCTTCTTGAATCTGGGTGCCGCCATATCCGCAGCTTCCTGCACTTTTCGGTGCCGGACGAAGGACCGCTGGCAGATGCCGACACCTATATGCCTGACTTCATGAAGCTGCTGACTGGCGGCATCAAGGACAGCGAGGGCGGTCTGCTGAAGCAGATCCGATCTATGGCTTCCAAAGTCCAGCAGGGGATGGCAGGCATCAGCTCCTTCAGCCTGCCGGAGATCAATATTCCCCGGCTGAACACAAGCGGTTGGAATCTTCCGCAGGCTGCTCTAGTCGGCGGCGGAACGACAAAGAACACGAATCTGGGTGGCGTTCATATCACGGTGAACGGCTACAACGCCCGGAACGATAACGAACTGGCACAGATCGTGGCTGACAAGATCAATGAGATGATCGACCAGGACGATTCGGTCTATAAGTAAGAAGGTGATGTGTATGGGCTATTTGCCTGAGAAAAAGACAGTATCCCAGTTTGATTTGAAGGGCAGGTTTGCACGGCAGTATCTGTCCTTTGCCGGGAAGTCCAGCAAGGACTTCCTTTTATATTTGTCCGGACCCGGTGTGTACGATTCCCCGGCAGCGGATGTAGAAAGCACATCGGTCCCTGGCAGAAACGGAGACATCATCAGCGAGAATGCAAGGGCAGGTCGGCGGCGGTATCAGAATGTAGATATCAAGTATGAAGCGTTCTTCTTTAACGGTCTGCCTGCCAAGACAGCGGCTGTGAAATCGTGGCTGCTGTACCCGGTGGGTTACCAGAAATTACAGGATACCTATGACCCGGACTTCTTCCGGATGGCCGTCTGTACCGAAGCAATGGAGTTCGATGTGACGGCACAGAAAGCCGCTAAGATGGATCTGGTGTTCAACTGCAAGCCCCAGCGGTGGAGCGTGGAGGGGCAAAGGACAGTGCGGCTGGAAAGCCGGAGCAACCTCATGAATCCCTTCGCATTCCCGGCGCAGCCCATCTTCAAGGTCTACGGAGATTCGGGCGGTGTGTTGTATGTGGGTGATGAATCTATTACCATCCACAGCATCAAGGACTATGTCCTGCTGAACTGTGAGACGCACAATGCCTACAATGCGGGCGGCTTCTGCAATGAGACCATCCTCTCGGACGACTTTCCGGAACTGCCGGCCGGAAAGACACAGATCGCATGGACGGGCGGAATCACAGCGGTGGAGGTGACACCGCGCTGGTGGACACTGTGAGGAAGGAGGTGGAGCGGGATGATCCCTTGTCTGTATGCATCCACAGAGACAAAATTTGACCACAACGGCATCGGAAAGATGGCAGATGCTCATTCCTGTGTGGTGACGGAAAAGCGCAATGGCAGTTTTGAAATGGAGCTGGTTTACCCAGCAGACGGCATCCATGCGGAAAATCTGGAAGAGGGAAACATCATCCTTGCAAAGCCATCCGACACAGGCAGACCGCAGCCGTTCCGTATCTACAAAATCGCAACGCCGATTGACGGCAAGCTGACTGTCAAGGCAAGGCACATCTCGTATCAGCTAAACTTCATTACGGTCTCTCCCTTTGCTACGACCGGCTGCACCGGTGCGCTGGCAGCTCTTGAAAGTCACGCGGCATCCGAGTGCCCCTTTGAGGTCTGGACGGATATCTCCTCCAGCGCCTCTTTTCGGCTCTTGGTGCCGTCCTCTTTTCGGAACTGCCTCGGCGGTATCGACGGCTCGGTGCTGGACACCTTTGGTGGAGAGTACGAGTGGGATCGATACACGGTCAAGCTCCATCATCACCGGGGCGCAGACCACGGCGTGCATATCGTTTACGGCAAAAACCTCATCGACTTCAAGATGGAGAAGAACATTGAGAGCGTCATCACGGGTGTACATCCGTACTGGCAGAATTCCGAAACCGGCGAGGTGACGGAGCTGCCGGAGAAGGTGGTGCTGGTGGAGCAGCGGTCAGTTCCGTACCAGAAGATCACGGTGCTGGATTGTACCAGCGGTTTTCAGGATAAGCCTACCGATGAAATGCTTCGCTCCTTTGCGCAGGACTATTTGAAGAATACGAGCCTGACCGAGCCGCAGGTGGATATCGACATCGACCTTATCCAGCTCTGGAATACTCCGGACTACGAGGATGTGGTGGAAGCGGAGCAGGTGAGTCTGTGCGATACCGTCCATGTGTTCATCTCCAAGCTTGGTATCGAGGTCAGCTCTAAGGTGACCGAAACGCAGTACGACTGTCTGCTGGAACGGTACGATGGCATTACGCTGTCGAACTCTACGGTCAGCAGCCGGAACTCGTCTTTGACAACAGCACTGAGCAACATCCGAAACACAGCCAATGAAGCCTATAACACAGCCCTCCGTGTGGAGACCAGCATGGGTGAGCAGATTGGTGGCATTTCCGTGTCGATGGTCTATGACGGTACCCTGTTGGCCGGTCTGTTCGGTCTGCACTATCAGAACGTGGCAGGAGTGAATGGAGATACCGTGCGGTATGCCTTCAATGCTGGGTCACTGGCAAAGTCCACCTTTGCATGGAAGAACAGCCCGGATGGGTTCTTTATCTCCACCGATGGCGGTAAGACATGGGGCTACGGCTGGGAGCAGGACGATTCCCCGGTCAAGACGGCGTTGCTGCTGGATAACACCCTGCAGGAGTTGGATGAACGCTATAAGAAAGCCGGAGAACTGACTGAAGAACTGCTCGAACAGTTGGATGAGCGGTATAAGACGGCATCCGCCTTGTCAGAAGAACTCATCAAAAGCCTGGACGCACGATACGGTACGGCAGATAAGCTGTCTGAGGTGCTGCTCACACAGTTGAATGAGCGATATAAGACGGCGTCCGCCTTGTCAGAAGAACTCATCAAAAACCTAGACGAGCGGTACGGAACAGCGGACAAGCTGTCCGAAACGCTGCTGGCGAAACTGGATGGGCGGTATGCTTCGCCCATCTGTGCGCAGGAGGCAGCACCAAAGAATCCGAAAACAAATGCACTCTGGGTCGATACAACCGCCCTGCGGCTGAAGCTGTGGGACGGAGAAATCTGGCAGACGGTAGGCTATGGGCCGGCACCGCCTGAGCCCGACCCGGATACCCCGACAGAGGGAGGAGGCGAAGAAGATGGCAAACAGGAAGGCGAAAGCAGTGGTACAGACAGCGGAGGAACCGGCGCAGGAAGCACTGGTGACTAAGTCGTTCACGGTGTTTCAGGACGTGGAACTGTCATTCACAGAGAACCTGATCCCGACCCACATCCCGGTCAAGCAGTACGACAACCAAGCCCGAAAAGTGCGGTGTCGGCTGTATCAGAACTCGCTGGAGTACAAGGTCAGTAAGGACACCATCGTCAGCTACTCGGCTACTCGGCCGGACGGTGCGGTGTTCCAATATTCCAGTGAGACCCGCCCGGATCTTGTGTTCGTAGATGACGGTGCGGTCATCCTGACGGTCACATCCTTTATGACCGAAGTATACGGCAGGTTCCCGATTGACATCTACCTTCTGTCCGATGAGGGAGATGTGATCGGTTCGTTCAGTCTGGTGCTGAATGTGGCACGTGCCGCAGTCATGAACGGTAAGATCGCCACGCTGACCTATAAACACGCTCTGGATGCAGCCGCCAAGGGCATTCTGGAATTCCTCATCACCGATGACGGATACCTCGTGATGCGCTCGGACGATAAGCTGGGACTGGCGCAGGGGTCTGTGTCCAGCACCATCGATAAAGTGGCGAAGGACATCGAGGAGGGAATGGTCGCCTCGTCTATCAATATGGACGGGCATCTGGTGTTTACGACATGGGATGAGCTGGGACTTATCTTTGAGATGGACGATGAGGGGCATCTCATCGTGAGATACAATGAGGCGTAAGCCGGAAAGGAACTAGAATGGGAGAGTTTGTTGGCAAGCGAGTGGTACCGGACCATGTGGGTGTCTGGGACCAGAAAAAAACCTATGAACCCTTGATGATCGTGCTGGACGGCGAGACCGGTGACAGCTATATCAGCCGTAAGGCTGTGCCTATCGGCATTTCTCTGTCGGATGAGAGCTACTGGTCGCTGTGTGCTCATTATTCCGCACAGATGCGGAAGCTGGAACAGGACGTGGACGAAGATGTCCAGCAGATGCACAGTGATGTTACGGCAGTCAAGAATGCCATGAGTCAGGAGTTCAAGGAGACTCATACGGCGATCAGCAAGGAACTGGATGATACGCACAAGGCGATCAGTCAGGAGCTGTCGGAAACGGAACAGCGTGTCAATGAGAATCTGGAACAGACCAGTTCGGAGTTGACTGGCAAGGTCGAACAGGCCAAGTCCGACCTGGAAACCGGCCGGCAGGAACTGAAGGATGCCAAGGATACGCTGAACAAACGGATGGACAGCATTGCCGGGGGAAAGACCTCGGATGCGGAGATTCTGGATGCTCGTGTTGATTCGTATGGTCATACGCATAGTACTCTTGGAAATGCGATACGAGCTCTTAGAGCCGGTGAGATGAGGGAGGCTGTGCATGAACAACTAGCTGAAAAGTATGTTCAGGAGCTTTTAGAAACAGAAGTAAAGAAAATCCACGGAGGAGAATTGTACTATCCATATGATTCATCGACCTTTAGCGGCTGGGTTTCCTCGTATTTGATCGACGAAAATATTCTTGTAACAGGAATTGAATTTATCATTAAGGCTCGTAGTGAAAGAATCAATCAAATTCGTGTTGCAATAGCATTCGATGATGCTAGTGAAGAGAAAATCTCCTTTAACAAGTACCTCAATGTCACAATTGAGCCTAACGATGAAAAGCGTGTTTACTGTGATGTGAATGGATTGTTCTTTGAACAAGGAAGAAAAGTCTTCATCCTTCTACAAGCGGATGTGATTTGCACAAACGTGTTTGGTAGTCAAGAGGCAACTTCGGGTAGTTTGTATACCACGAACGGTCAGTTTGCCAAAATAGAAGATTGTTCAACGGGGGGACGTTACAATTTGGCTGTGTGGCTGACCGGCTATAATCCGAATAAAGCAAAGTGGCGAGAAGTTGAGAAAAATATAAAGGAAAGCGTGGCCAAGCTGAAAAACTCATTTCAGGATTCATGGGCTGTATCGGATGAGCAAAATCTTGTGCCTGTATCCTATGCTGTTTTGAGTTATACAACTTCAACCTTTACTGGTTGGGCAGCTCCAATTGGGAAAGCTAAGCATTTCAACACTCTAGTTTTTACGATAGAAAATCGCAAAGAAAACAATGCCTATATTGAAAAAATACGCTGTGTGGTTTCTGTAAACGATCATAAGGGGACCATTCTTGCAGACTAAACAAGAGAAGGTTTCCATATCAAATCTGGGGAGAGAAGAAAGATTGAGTTTCATTTTTCAACACCTATTGAAAATGAGAATTCAGAAGAACTTTATGCGGGTTTTACCTGTGATCAGCATATTAGTGTTATGTTTGGCAATACAGGCAAGAATCTTAATCCTCCTGATTACGGCGCAGTCTGTTACACATGTCAGGCAGGAGATGGACCGTTCAGAGTTGACAAAGAACTGAAAGACTGGTTCCCGATTCATGATACAGAGCTGACCAATCAGGATAGACCTGATATGTTTGTTGAATACCTGGAGAGTATATATCAACTGCGGAAGCATCAGCTTGATCAAGTCATTGAGGTAGTAGAAAACCTCTTGGATAAAGCCCAACTCAGCAATCCTCAAAGCGAAAATGTCCAGCAGAGAATTGATGCAGCAATCAAGCAACTTGCAATCGATGAAACCATTTCGAACGTTATACAGGACTTTGATGAGAAAATTGAAAAGCTGAACATCGAAACGCCTCCGAGAGTAGTTCTGCCAGACAAGATATATGGCGTTGTTGATGATACCCTACAACTTTTCTACCGTGGAATTGTAGAACATCCAGACCCATATCACTTTAATTTGGAATGTGTTTGTGATATCGGGAAAAACACAAATCGCTATTTTGAAGTGACTCCTAAAGCTGATCAAGAGGGTGAACACAAATTGACGCTGAATGTTCGAGATTGCAGCGACCGAATTGTTGCTTCTGCAACAACCACTCTTGTTATTGGAATGGCGGGGCAGAGTCCGATAGAAAAGAAGAATATTCTATGCATTGGGGATAGCTTGACAACAGGAGGCGAGTGGTGCGCTGAACTGGCAAGACGTGTCCTCGAAACCGGTGGCTCTCCAAGCGGCCTTGGCAGAAGGAATATCGAGTTCATTGGAACGAAGAAAAGAGGCCAAATAGGCTACGAAGGCTATGGTGGCTGGACTTGGGCCAGTTACCTTGCTAAACCGTCCAACACTAGTCTCGGAATGTGGGTCTATTCGACACATGACAAAGATAATACGGACCAACACAGTCTCTGGCGTGATGAAAATGGAAATGTCTGGAAAATGGAGACGGTCGAGAAGAAGAGAATTAAGTTTACCAGATATCAAAGTCACACAGGGGAAATGCCTGTCGGTGGAGGAAACCTGACTCATTTGTCTAATGCTACTCACCAGGAAATGATTGTCTTTACGAGTACGAGCTGTGCCGAAGGTAATCCATTTTGGGATACTAAGCAGGATAAAATCAGCTTTAGAGCATACTGTGCAAGGAATGACTTTACTGGAATTGACTATGTCTATACCTTGCTTAGCTGGAATGCTCTTGGCGGATATTGCGCTACACCAGACGCATATACAGTCAAAATTCATGTGGAAAATGCAAAAGAATTCATTAGAAAACTGCATGATGAATTTCCTGATGCCAAGGTAAAAGTTATGGGAATTCAAATGCCGTCTTTCAATGGCGGAACTGGAGCCAACTATGGTGCGAATAGTGCATATTCCAATCCTTATGCACTTAGTAGGAGTGTAATGGGGATGAATTTGGCATATCAGTCTTTGGCAAATGATGATGAGTTTAAGTCTTATGTGGAGTTTTTGTGTGTCTCGGCACAATTTGACAGCGAATACAATATGCCGGCAACGAGTAAGCAGGTTAACACAAGGAATAAGATTTCTGAGATGGTCGGAGCAAACGGTGTTCACCCGGCGATTGAAGGATATATGCAGATAGCAGATGTCGCTTTTAGAAATATGGCAGTATGCGTACTGCTACAAAACTAAGACAGGAGTTTCTATGAATAAAAACGCAATTATGGCAAAAAATTCGGGGGGGGGGGGAATATTTCTGAAAGCTGATTTTCATCCTCCCCCTGCTTGCGAAAAAGATGCTGGTAAGTCTTTGAGTAAGCAGAAGGGAGAATGAAATCATGGGTGAATTCGTAGGCGGACGCATTGTGCCGAAGCATTGCGGCGCATGGAATAAGAGAAGCAAGTACGAGATGCTCAGTATCGTGTATCAGCCGGAGACAGGAGACAGCTATATCAGCCGTAAGTCTGTCCCGGCGGGTACTGCTTTGAGCAGCGAGGAATACTGGGCGATATGCTCTGAGTATTCAGCACAGGTTCGTAAGCTGGAACAGGATGTTGATGCAGATGTCGAGCAGATGCACACTGACCTTACACAGACCAAGGCTGATATGAGCAGAGAGTTTTCGGAAACTCATACAGCTATGAGCAAAGATTTGACGGATACGCATACGGCAATTAGTCAGGAACTCTCAACTACCGAGCAGCGTATTGCCAAAAATCTTCAGGATACGACCACTACCCTGACTGGATAGGTGACTACTGCCAGAAATGAACTCGCAGCCGGGAGAAAGGACTTGGAAAGCACCAAGAACCAGCTTACCGCACGGATGAACAGTATTGTGGCTGGCAGAACTACGGATACCGAGATCCTTGATGCCCGGGTGGATGCAGATGGAAAAACCTATGCCAATCTGAGTGAGCGCTTGAAGGCAGTGGATGCCTACTATGCAGGGGCCGACGCTGAGACTGTGGATGGCACAGCTCACGGAAGCCTTGCAAAGTATATTCACGAAGAATGGCGCAACGACTATGACCTGATTCGAGGCGGAACTTTTTACAAGGGTCATGTTGATGTTAGCGGGCTGAATACCAGCGATGATATGTCAGGGCGTGTTGATCCCTATGGCGAAGGCTATTATCTGTTGATTCCGACCGGGAACCTCCATGACGCCAAGCTGAATGTCCTCTTTTATGGGCTGCGCGGCAAGCCAGCTATTATGCGTGGTAATTGGGGTGGTATGGAGGGTGACTTCCATTATGCCGGAAGACTGTCCATTGTTCCTGCTCAGCATTTTAGGGAGATGGATGACGGTGGCATTATGATGCTGACATCGATCGCCGCATGGAACCGCAGCTCTGCGAAGTATCTCTATATCAATCTGACCGAAGAGGAAGCAGCGAAAGCACAGGTTGTGGTTTGTGATACGGAAGGAACGCTGTGTATGAACTGCCTGACGGAGCTTTTGAACCGAGTAGGTGCAGATAGGGATCGGAGGGCGGTCCAGAGAGAGGCGGCGATTCTGAGCAAGATCGAACAGGACAAACAGACTGAACTGGAGCCGATTCGGACTGCGGTGGCAGAGAACAAGACAGCTATTGACAATCAGAACAAGGCAGTGGATGAGAAGCTCGCTAAGTGGAACGAATCTGTGAAGGAGTCCATTGAACAGGCTTTGCTGGTGCAGAACTCAAACTGGAGAGGGAAGACCATCAACTTTATCGGGGACTCCATCACTTATGGAGCATATACCCCTGTGGGTGGTTCTTCTCCCAATAAGCGGGCTGAAAAGCGTTATTGCGAAATCGCCTGTGAGAGATTGGGAGCGACCTGCCGAAACTATGGTGTGTCTGGCATCAGCATTTCCAGTACCTCGTACCAGTCTCCGACCGGTGCAATTTCTCTGCGATATTCGAGTATGGACGCTGCGGCAGATATGGTCGTGATCGCAGGAGGTACCAATGATTACGGTACAGGTGTTGCGCTTGGAACGATTGCCGACACTACAGATGTATCGTTCTATGGAGCCCTTCATGTACTGTGCAGTGGGCTTTGCGAGAAGTATCCCGGCAAGGGCATCGTTTTCCTGACACCGTTTCATCGTTCCAGTGAGGCTGCTAACAAAGTGGGGGCTACACTGGCTCAATACAAACAGGCTATCTACGATGTGGCACGAGATGAGTTCGGATTTGCTGTAGTGGATGGCTGGACGGTTGGCCTGAGTCCGAAAAATGCCAAGGTAAAAGCGGAGTATATCGTTGACGGTGTGCATCCGAATCCCATCGGACACGAACTGATCGGAGCCAGTCTTGCTCGTATACTGAACGCCATTTAATACCCCACAGCCACACGGCTGTGTTTATATAGAACACCATTACACAAGGACGGAGCACCGTCCTATTTTTTATGCCCTTCAAGGGGCAGGAAAGGCAAGGTACAAAATATGCAGAATGTGATCGATAAGATCCAGTTCGCCTTCGCGGCACTGGGCGGCTTCCTCGGCTGGTTCTTTGGGGGCTTTGATGGTTTCCTCTATGCGCTCATCGTCTTTGTGGTGACCGATTACTTCACTGGCATTCTTGCGGCGGGTATCCGCAGGGAGCTGTCCAGTGAGGTCGGGTTCAAGGGCATCGCCAAGAAGGTGTGCATCTTCCTGCTGGTTGGGATGGCCAACATCATTGATACACAGGTCCTTCAGAACGGCGCAGCGATTCGCACCGCTGTGATCTTCTTCTACCTGTCCAATGAGGGACTGTCCATCTTGGAGAACTCTGCCGTGATCGGGATTCCTATCCCGGAAAAGCTGAAGGCAATGCTGATCCAGCTGACCAACGAGAAGCATATCCCAGACAAGAACGACGAGAACGACGTGTAACGATACAGCTTCTCACCGGTTTCATTGTGCTTTATGAGAAATTTTGGGAGAATTGGGTACCAAATGCTGAATTTCAGTAAGCATAATGAGAGAAGTTTTCTGAAAAGTACCTCCCAAAGCGTTAAAAATCGTGCGCTTTATGAAGGAGTCTATTGGGAGCGGGTGACCGCTCCCTCAATTTTGATGGAGGAACGACTATGAATGAATATCCTGCAAAGCTGAACACCGGCTATTATCGTGTTCGAACCGATTGGAACGATGACGCATCCCAGCTCGGTGCATATAAGCTGCTGGCAAATGCCAAGGCGAAGTGTGACGAGAACCCCGGCAGCCATGTTTTTGCCGAGGACGGCACCGTAATCTACCCGGCGGATGAGCCTACGACCCGGGAGGAGAACGCTGAGGAGAAGCCTGTAACGGATCTCCCGGAGGAGAATACTTCGGAGGAGGACTCCGCAGTGGAAGGTGAGCAGCCTTCGGAGGGCACCCCGGTTGAGAAGTTTCCGTCCGCAGAACCTCTGCCGGATGCCATCGCCTATGGCAAGCTGAAAACTCTGATGAACATCCGCAAAGCACCGAGTCTGGATGCAGAAGTGGTTGCAGTGTACGCCAAGAACACCATTGTGGATGTTCTGGAACACTGTGGGGACTGGCTGAAGATCAAGTGCCCGGAGGCAGAGGACGGCGTGGCGTATGTACTGAATGCCGAGGACGCTTACGCCTTTGTGGGCAGGGAGGTCTATACTGTGGCTCCCGGCGATAACCTCTGGCGCATCTCGGAGCGCAAGCTCGGCAGCGGCGTTCATTATACCGAGATCCGGGCTCTGAACGGGCTGACGTCCAACTGCATCCTGATTGGGATGAAGTTGCTGCTGCCCTGACCAAGAATTGAATCTACACTATCTGGGCCCGGAGAAATCCGGGCTTTTTTCTATTGGAGGAATCTTCTATGGCATACACTAACAGTCCCTTAGTGGCTTATACGAACCTTAGTCCGAACCATTCCGGCTTGCGGACACACAGCATCGACCGCATCACCCCGCACTGTGTAGTGGGGCAGTTGTCTGCGGAAAGTATCTGCGGCTGCTTCACCAGTACCTCCCGGCAGGCAAGCTGTAACTACGGCATCGGTAAGGACGGTCGTGTGTCGCTTTGTGTCGAGGAGAAGAACCGGAGCTGGTGCTCTTCCAGTGCGGCAAACGACCAGCGGGCGATCACTATCGAGTGCGCCAGTGACCTGACACACCCTTATGCGATGAATAGTGCCGTGTACACTTCGTTGATCAAGCTCTGTACCGACATCTGCAAGCGCAATGGTAAGACGAAGCTGCTTTGGCTGGGGGACAAGAATAAGACGCTGAACTATGCGCCGGCACCGGATGAGATGGTTCTGACCGTCCACCGCTGGTATGCGAACAAAGCCTGCCCCGGCGACTGGCTGTACAGCCGCCTCGGTGAGCTGGCTGCCAAGGTGACGGCGGCACTCGGTACTCCGGCTGCGTCCACTGGTTTGCAGGCCGCCTCTTTGAAGGACATGGAGCCTGCGGCTGTCGTGGCAAAAGTAGCACCGCTGTTCACGGCTAACCAGCGACAGTCCGGTATCCTTGCCAGTGTGTCCATGGCACAGTTCATTCTGGAATCCGGCTACGGTAAGTCCGAGCTGGCACAGAATGCCAATAACTGTTTTGGCATGAAGGCATCGCTTTCCGGGAACACCTGGTCGGGTTCTGCCTGGAATGGGAATTCCGTGTATATGATGAAAACCGGAGAGCAGAACACGGATGGCAGCTATGTAAGCATTACGGCAGATTTCCGCAGGTATAACTCCATCGAGGACTCCATCAACGACCATTCTGCTTACCTGCTGGGGGCTATGAACGGCAGCCCAAAGCGGTACGAAGGACTGGCGGGGGGGGCGCGAGAGGCGCGATGTGATTGCCGCC